TGATCGACGGGCATCTGGCCGGCGGATTCATCTTCGCGCGCGCCAAATTCGGCGGCGACGTGATCTACATGCTGTCCGACTTCGCGCTGGCGCCACGGTCGAGGGTGTCGAAGCTGATCGCCATGCTGGCGACCTCAGCCACGGTGATTGACCGGATGGAGATCAAGCTGGTGCAGCGGATCGAGTCAGTCGTCACGACGGCGTTCACCGATAAGCCGGTTTCGATGAAATATCGCGGCATCTTCGAAATCATTGGGCGCAGCCCAGGCCGGCAAGGCGATGACCTGACCGTCGCTTCCGGCAGTCACCGGGTGGCGGCGGCGATGAAGGCGGGTCTGATCGAGCATGACGTGATCGAGATCACGTCGCCGCTGACCCGCGAGCAGTTCGTGGCGCTGCAACTGAGCCACAACGCGATCGTGGGCGAGGATGATCCGAACGTCCTGCGCGCGCTGTACGACGAACTGGGTTTTGAGTGGAAAGAGTACTCAGGCCTGACCGATGACGCGTTCAAGGTCGAAGACCTCGACATGTCGGTGCTGCGGGTCGAGCAGCCGTTCTACGAGGAACTGTTCGTTTCGTTTTTGCCCGGCGACGCGGCGGTGTTCGGCGATTGGCTGGACAAGATCGCGAAAGCTAAGCCGGCGATGCGGTTGGTCGGACAATATGCCGACTTTGGCCGGTTCTTCGAGCAATTGCTCGCGGTCAAGCACGCGAAGGGGATCCACAACACGGCGGTCGCGCTGCGGCTGATGAGTGAGTTGGCCGGCGAAGCGTTGGCGGCGCGGGAAGCCGCGGAAGCGGCGGCGGAGGATGCGGATGCGGGGAGCTAAGCCGAAGGCGACGGTGCTTAAACTGATCACGGGCACGCCGGGGCACCGCCCGTTGAATGCGAGCGAGGCGACGCCGCGGGTGGTGATACCGGACCCGCCGGACATGGTGACCGCCGACCCCGAGGCACTGGCCGAGTGGAAACGGGTGACCGTACTGCTGGAAGCGGTCGGCCTGATCGTGAAGCTCGATCGCGCCATCATCGCCGGATATTGCATGGCCTGGTCGCGCTGGATCGACTGCGAGAAAATGCTGAAAACCACGGGCCTGATTATCAAGGCGCCGAACGGTTACCCGATGTATTCGCCGTATCTCTCGGCGTCGAACAAGGCGCTGGATCAGGTGCGGCAGTTCTCCGAACAAATCGGCCTGTCCGGGTCGGCGCGCTCGCGGATCAAGGCCAACGAGCCGGCCGAAAGCGAAGACCCGGCCGAGGCGTTCCTGAGTGGGAGGGCGTAAGCGGCCAGCGAAACCCGGCCCGTCTGATCCGGTCGAGGCTTACGCGAGGGCGGTTGTTGGCGATCAGATCGTCGCCGGCCGGCTGGTACGACTGGCCTGCGAGCGGCATCTTCGCGACCTGGTGGACGGCCCGGCGCGCGGGTTGCGGTGGGACCGGGCGACCGCGCAGCGCGCGCTCGACTTCTTCCCCGCGGTGCTGCGGCACAGCAAGGGGCAATACGCCAAACTGCCCTTCGAACTGCTGGACTGGGAGCGGTTCGTCATCGGCTCGATCTTCGGCTGGAAGATTATGCTGCCGAGCCTGGGGATCGAGATCAGGCGGTTCCGCACGGCGTTCGTCTCGACCGCGCGGAAGAACGGCAAATCGACGCTGGAGGCCGGGATCGGGCTGAAAGCGCTCATCGATGAGAAAGAGGCCGGCGCCGAGATTTACTCGGCGGCGACGAAGAAAGAACAGGCCCGGATCGTGTTCTCGGAAGCCGAGCGCATGGTGGCCGGGTCGCCGGCGTTGCGGCGCCGGATCGTGAAAACGACCAACAACCTCGCCGTGATGGGCACGGCCTCATGGTTCCGGCCGCTGTCCGCCGATGCGTCCACGATGGACGGGCTGAACGTGTTCGTGGCCCTGGTGGACGAGCTGCACGAGCATCCCAACGATGGGGTGGTCTCGAAGCTGGACACCGGCATGGGCGCGCGGCTGCAACCGCTGATGTACGAGACCACAACGGCGGGGGTCAGCCGCACATCGGTCTGTTACCTGCACTGGGACTTTTCGGTCAAAGTGCTGGATGGCGTGATTCCGCTGATCACGTCCGATCGGTGGTTCGCCTACATCGCGACGATCGACGAAGGCGACGACTGGCAAGACGAACTGGCCTGGCGCAAAGCGAACCCGTCACTGGGCTCGATGGTCGCTGGCGCGACCGGCGCCGTCCTGAAGATCGAGGATCTGAGGGCCGAGGTCGCGCTCGCGCTGTCGATGCCGTCGCGGCAGAATTCGATTCGGCGGCTGCGGTTGAACCAGTGGACGCAGCAGCTTGTCCGCTGGATCCCGATGGACGTCTGGGCGCGCGGTTCCGACCCGATCGACGCCGAGGCATTGAAGGGCCGGAGTTGCATCGCGGCGCTCGATCTGGCGCGGGTGAACGATCTGTCGTCGCTGGCGCTGTTGTTTCCGCCGGTCGCGGACGGCGAGCGGTGGAAGGTGCTTTGGCGGCACTGGTGCCCAGGCGACGACATCGAGGAGCGGTCGCGGCGAGATCGCGCGCCGTACGTGGTGTGGCGTGACCAGGGGCATTTGATCGCGACCGAGGGCAACACGACGGATTTCAAATTCGTCGAGGCGGAAATCCTCACTCTAGCCACGGTCTACAACATCACCGAGTTGGCGTACGACCGGACATTCGCCGGCGAGATCATCCGCAACCTGGCGGATGAGGGCATTACCCTGGTCGAGTTTGGCCAGGGGTTTTTGAGCATGGGTCCGGCCTCGGCCGAGTTCATCCGCAAACTGCTGGCGAAGGAACTGCAGCACGGCGGCGATCCGGTCGCCGACTGGTGCGCGTCCAACGTCACCGTGCGGAAAGACCCCGCCGGCAACGAGAAGCCGGACAAGGAGCGCTCGATCGAGCGCATCGACCCGATCGTCGCGCTGATCATGGCGGTTGGCCGCTCTCAGGCGGAACCGTCTGGCATCTATGGCGATGGCCGCGGCCTGCTGATTGTCGGCGGCCGGGCAGACAAGGACAAGGAGAACCAAGGTGAGTGATGCGAAGCCAGCCGCCGGCGCGGCCGCGCCGGGCCCGGTCGTGACGGCCATGCCAACACAGGATGAGTTGGAACGCGGCAAGGGGACGAACGACGGGCAGGCTGACCAGCCCGCGCACCAGGATGAAACGGGGAAACCGCCTCTGCCGCCGGCCAGCGATGTGCCGCTGACCGAAACCGAGGCGGCGATCGCGAGCGCCTTCGCGGACAGCCACGACGGCACTACGTTCGCGGCCGAACTCGACAAGCGAGGCATCACCCTGGCCTGCGTGACGCCGGCCGACATCGCGTCGATGAAGGCCGAGACCGCCGCCAACCCCGGCCGGCGCTTCCCGGTGGTCATGGTGCTGGAACTGGTCGCGGTCGATCGCTTTGGCGATGTCCACAAACTCAATCCGGACCGGCAGGATGCCGAGGCGATCGAGGACCGGTTCGACGAAACGCGCGTGCGGGAGGTCGAGGTGCAGCCAGTGGCGGGCAGCATCGCGGAGGCGCACGCCGCGTTCGGTGCCCGCTACGCGCTGAGCGGGATGGCCCGGCTTCGCGCGGTGCTACGAACCCGGATCGCCGGCGTTCGCGCGCACCTGGCCGACGCCGCCAAAGGTGACACTCGCGCGACGGTTTCCGCGCTGGGCGGACTGACCGATCTGATCCACCTGCTGTTCGCCAATGATACGCCTGCGGACAGCCTGAATGCCGCGCTGGCGGCATTGGCCGCTGGCCGCACCGATGACGTGCGGAAGGCGCTGGAGGCTGCCAGGGCCTCGCTGATCGCCGGGCAAACCGGCGCTGGAACGGAGCCCGGTGGAGTGGTGGTGACCGTGCAGGTAATCGAGAGCGCGGAGTCGACACTCGCGGCCGGCGACCGCGCCGATTGTCAGCGCCTGATCGAAACGGCCCTCGAGATGGCCGACCGGTCAGTCTGACATGACGGCATTGATCAGCGTCGACCAGTTCCGCGCCGAACTGCGGGCGAAGCGCACGCCCACGGGCGGCGTGTTCCGGATCGGTGTCGAGCCGCCGGTACCGGTGGACGGCGCCGACCGCACGCTGCGGTTCTGTTACTCCGACGAGGCGGTCGATCGCATGGGCGATACGATCCGCGCGGCCGGGTGGGACCTCACCGATTACGTGCGGAACCCGGTGGCGCTGTGGGCACATGACAGCTCGGCGCCGCCGATTGGCGGTGGGCGGAACGTCGGGATCGAGGGCGCGCGTCTGATGGGCGACATCGAATTCGCCCCGCCCGAGACATACGTGTTCGCGGACACGATCTACCGCCTGTTGCTCGGCAAGTTCCTCCGCGCCGTGAGCGTCGGCTTCATGCCGACGCGGCACGAGTTCGTGCAGAACGATCCGGACCGCCCATGGGGCATCGATTTCATCGAACAGAACCTGCTCGAAATCAGCGTGTGTCCGGTGCCGGCGAACCCGAACGCGCTGGCCGAGGCCCGTCGCAAAGGCATCGACACGCGGCCGTTGGTGGAATGGGCGGAACGAGTGCTCGACGGCGGCGGCGCCGAATTAAAGCGAGTGTTGATAACCCGAGACGAATTGCAGCGTCTGCGAACAGCAGCAAAGGAACCTTCAATGACAGCGAGACCCCGCGGCCAGGGGCAGACCAGGCGTGTGCCGGTGCGCCGCGACCCCGGCGCGACCGAGGAAGACCCGACCGCCGGCGGTGCCACCGTGGGGAACTGCGGCCGCGCGCCGGACGATCAGTGCGGCATGACCGATCCGTCCGAGTGTTCGGTGCATGGCGGTGCCAGGGCAGAGCCGGACGATGACACGAAGCTGCTGGCCGGGCTGCGGCGCCTCTTGGGCGGGCGCCGCGACGCGGGCAATGATCCGGCACCGCCGGGCGACGATGATTTGCCGATCGCGCATGAGGACGCGATCAGACTGGCCCGCAAGTCGTTGCGGACCTCCAAGGCTTACATGGCCGAGGGGATGACGCACCACGCCAAGGCGCTGTCGCTGCTGGATGGGGTGGCGGATGCGCTCGACGCCGACGCCGGCGCCGATCCGATCACGGACCCGCCGGCGGATACCGACCCCGACCCGGCGACCAAGGCGGCGCAACTGGCGCGCGCGGCCGCGCTGGCGGCGAAGACAAAGCCGGGCAAGCCCTGATACGCCTGTAGCGTGATAGCCTGATAGCAAACCGGCATGGGCCGGCTGTTCGTTTCAAAGGAAATCAAATTAACGTGAGCACAATTCTGTCGCTCCGCCGCGCCCTGGGCGAGGCGGTGGATTCTTTGCCGGGCCTCGCCGGCACGGCGGGCTTCGCCGGGCGGGAAAAAGAGGTCGAGGACCTGTTGGTGACGATCGGCCAGATGGAGCGGGCCGAGAAGCACGCCGCGAGCCTGGCCCGGCCGATGATCGGGGGCGGCGCCGATCTGTCCGACATCAACCCGAACCAACGGACGCTGTCGCAGATCAGGGGCATGGACCCGCGTCCCGGCAAGCTGAAAGGCTTCGACGATTACCTGAGCCTCGCTCGCAAGGGTCTGGATTTCACGCCGGCCGCGGACACGCATTACCGGTCGTTTGGTGAACAGCTTCAGGCGGTATTCCGCCACTACGCGGGCAAACAGGATGATCCGCGGCTGATCCGCGCGCCGACCGGCGCCGGCGAGGTCGATCCGACCGGCGGCGGCTTCCTGGTGCAGGTCGATTTCGCGGCGGCGATCTTCATGCTGGCGCACGACATGGGCGAGATCCTCAGCCGGGTCAGCAAGCTGCCGATCAGCGCCAACTCGAACGGGATCAAGATACCGGGCGTCGACGAAACCAGCCGCGCGACCGGGAGCCGTTGGGGTGGCGTGTCGTCAAACTGGGTAGCCGAAGGCACCATCGCGACGCCCTCAAAGCCGAAATTCCGCGTTGTCGAGTTCGACCTGAAAAAGCTGATGTCGGTCATGTATACGTCCGACGAATTGTTGCAGGACTCGACCGCACTCACGGCGATCGCCTCGCAGGCGTTCTCGGAAGAAGTGATGTTCATGACCGAGGACGCGATCGTGGAGGGAAGCGGCGCCGGAATGCCGCTCGGCTACATGAACTGCAAGGCGCTGATCACGGTTCCGATCCAGACCGGGCAGGCCACGAAGACGATCGTCAAAGAGAACATCGACAACATGTGGGCACGCCTCTGGGCGCGCAGCATGAAGAACGCGGTTTGGTTCATCAACCAGGACATCCTGCCGCAGCTTAACGCGATGAACCAGGCGGTCGGCACCGGTGGCCAGCTCGTCTACCTGCCGCCCGGCGGCCTCTCGGCGACGCCATATTCGACCTTGTATGGCCGCGAGATTGTCTGGACCGAGTACAACTCGACCCTCGGCACCACGGGCGACATCGTGCTTGGCGACATGAGCCAGTACATGCTGGTCGACAAGAACGGCGTTCAGGCGGCGACCTCCATGCACGTCGCGTTCCTGACCGATGAGCAGGTGTTCCGGATCACATATCGCGTCGACGGCAAGCCGATGTGGTCCGTGCCCCTGACCCCGTTCAAAGGCAGCAACACCAAAAGCCCGTTCATCGCGCTGGCCACTCGTTAAGCGCCGCGGCGACTTCCTTCAATTTAATCGCCGCCTGTTGAGCGGCCAGGAGATTTAGCAGATGGCCCGGCAATTTTCGATGCCGTATCAAATCCCGCCGGTTGGCCTGTTGGCACCGGCGGCGGACGCGGCGGGGCGCACCAGCTCCTACCGCGACCTCGCGAACGCGCTGAAGGCGTATGTCGTGGTGCACGTCAATCAGGGCAACGCGGCGACCGTGGCGCTGACCGTGCTGCAAGGTCAGGACGTGCTCGGCACCGGTTCGAAGGCGGTCAACGCGATGCCGATCTGGCTGACCGCCGCGACAGCGACCAGCGACGCGCTGGCGGTACAGACCGCCGCCGCTTCGTTCACCACCTCGGTCACCGTGGCGGACAAGATCGTCGTATTCGAGATCACGCCTGAACAGGTCCTCGACATGGTGAACGGCTTCAAAACGATCGCCATTCAGACCGGCGCGTCGAACGCGGCGAACATCACCGAAGCGGAATTGTTCATCCTGGGGTCCTACCAGGGCGCCTCGGCCCCGAGCAGCTACAGCTAAAAGGGGGCGGATCATGCCGACTGTCATTAAATCGTTGAACGACGCGAGCGGTCACACTCGCGCCTTCTACGATCAAAACACATTTGAAACCGTCGCACGGTTGCAGCCGTGCATCGTTGATGAGGACTTTATCGGCGCTGGTCACGCCTCGATCCCGGTGTTTGGCTCGCCTGCGACCGGGTATCCCTGGGTTCAAAAGACGGTGAAGACTGGGGGCTCGCCATCCGTCGCCGTGATTGCGAACAGCGCGGCCGGGATCGTGGCGCTCGCGCTGGACGCCACCTCGGAAAAGCAGGAGGCGACACTTTACGCGAACGATCAGAGGAATTGGGACGTAACCAAGAACCTGTCGTTTGAAAGCCGCGCGGCACTCAGCGTATTGCCCGGGCTGCTGGTCGAGGTGGTGTTCGGGTTGCAAGCGGCGTGGATCGACGGACCGGACAACTCGGCGGAGTACGTCCGGTTTCAGTTGCTGGCGAGCGGTCTGATCAACATGCAGACGTTCGACGGCACGACGACGCTGACGGCGGCTACCGGCATAACGCTGGTGGCGGGCGCGTTCCATATCTTCCGGATCGATGCGGCCGATGTGACGAACATCCGGTTCTTCATCGACGGCGTCGAGCAGTCCACCGCGCATTTTTTCAGCTTCGCGGCGACCGGTGCCAGTTCCGTGCTGCAACCTTACTTCTCGGTCTACAAGGCATCGGGGACCGGGCTCGGAACAATGCAGGTTGACGTCATCCAGGCGTCGACTGATCGGGTTTGAGCCATGTTTTCAGTTGGAATTACCCTCAACCCGGCGACGATCGCGGCTGGCACGGCGCTGTCCGGGCCGTGTGCCCTGGGGGCGTTGACGCTGGTCGGGATTTCCATGCCGGCGGTGTGGACGGCGGCGCCGCTGACGTTCCAGGTCAGCCCGGATGGCGTGACCTGGCAGGAGCTGTACGACGGTGCGGGCAACGAGGTCACTGTCACCGCGGCGGCGGGGCAGTTCGTGATACCGCTGGCCGATCCGTCCTACCTCTGGCGCGGCGTCAACCTGGTCCAGGTGCGGAGCGGGACGGCCGCGGCGCCGGTCAATCAGGTGGCGGCGGCTGTCATCAACCTCGTTACGCGGTCGGAGATGCTGTGATGGGCGCTATCGCCCGCGGGCACGCGGCCGACCGCCGGGACTCTTCGTCGCGCTCGCCTGGTCGCCGCCGTGACGGAGGCCGCGGGCGCCCGGCCGCTTGCCGAGACCCATCGCCTTCGCCATCTGCGACCGGGTTTTGGAATAGTTGGGCGCGACCATCGGATAGTTATCAGGCAGCTTAAATTTGGCGCGGTATTCCGCCGGCGTCAGTTGATGCGATTCTGTCAGGTGGCGCTTGAGCGTCCGCCGCTGCGCGCCGCACTCGATGCACAGCAGATGGTCGGGAAATACCGACTTCTTCGGATCAATCGGGCCGGTCAGTCGCGTCACGCCACGCGGGGCGTTGGCCTCCGCCGTGTCATGGCCGTTGCGCGCGAGCCGGGCCAGCGTCTGGTGGATGTCGGCTATGAGGGGCGGAACCTTCCCCGGTTCGACCCTGTTGGCGCCGACATAGGACGCCGAAATGTGCGCGGTGAGGGCGAGTACCGGATCGAATCGGGCGGCGACGATCACGGGCGCCGCGAGAAGTGATGAAACCTGGTCGCTCATTTGCAGGAGTCTCCGGTTGAGAAAGTAAACGGCGCGGCGGGAAGCGGCTTTACTATGGCTGTTTTCACCGTGGTCATCAATCCACCAGGAAACGATGGGGCTTAGTAACATGATGAAGTCTGACCGCTACCGGACGCGCGACATGCCGTCTCCCTCGCGCAAGATTGAAGGGCCGAACGATGCGAACCACGGTGAGCGTGACGGTACAGCCGACCGGGGAACCGGTGACGGTCGAGTTGGTCAAACAGCACTGCCGGATCGACAGCAGCGCGGAGGACGAACTGCTGGAGGGCTACCTGACGGCGGCAAGGGTGGTGGCGGAGGATTACCTTAGTCGCGCGCTGCTGCCGCAAACCATCCTCTGGACGGTGCGGCCGTCGTCGATGCTGCACAGCGAGCAAAGCCTGCTGCACGGCACGCTCCAACTGCCGCGCGCTCCGGTGCAGTCGGTTGTCTCGGTCGTGACGCTGGACGACTGGGGCAACGCGACGACCATCCCGCTCGCGCCGCTGCCGCTGGTGCCGCCGGCGCCGATCCTTGGCTATGTCGCGGATCTCGCGCTGGAACCGGCGACGCTGTTGATCGGCCGGGAAACCGTGCTGAGCGGCGGCTATCCGCTGGGCGCGACCCGCCTGCAGCACGTCCAGGTCGCGATGGTGGTTGGCTACACGGATGCGACCCATGTCCCGATGACGACGATCCAGGCGGTGATGATGATGACGGCGTTTCTTTACGAGCACCGCGGCGACACCAGCGAAACGATGCCGGACGCCGCTTATCGGTTGCTCGACCGGACGCGGCTGCAATTTCTGGGCGGGTGACAATGGAAATTCGACACTTCGAAGGCATCGGTCATACGCCAGTGCTGCGCCTCGCCGTGCGCTGCTGGCATCAGTTGTTGGAGGCCGGCCTGATCGATGACGGCGGTATCGCGGTCGGGTGGGACCACCAAGGCATCGCCGCCTTTGGCGACTACGGCGAGTTGTTGGGCGCGCTGACCTGGGTTGACCAGCCCTGGGCGAACCAGTTGTTCATCTTCCTGGCCTATGTGCTGCCGGAGCATCGGCGCCAGGGCGTTCACACCGCGATGTTCGCGGCGCTGGTGGAAAAGGCGCGGGCGCTGAAACGGCCGGTGATCGCGAGCGGCACATCGATCGACAATCACGTGTCGCGGCAGATGATGGCCGCGCAGGGCCGCACTGAATCCGGTGTCTACTCGCGGTATCGCGTTCCCGAACTGTGATCCCGGTCACACCCGCGGCCGGCCCGGACCCGAACGCGGTCAGGATTGGCTCGCTGCGCTGGCGTGTCGTCATCGCGACGCGCGAGCAGGAACCGGACCCGGACAGTCCGGGCATCGTCGAGACCTTGGCCAAGATGGAGTCGGTGCGGGCCGATGTGCAGCCCATCGGGGCGCTGACTTTTTACGCGGCCGAACAGGTGGAAACCCCGGTCACGCACCGGATCATCGTGCGGTGGCTCGATTGGGTCGATACCCTGCACGTCATATATCGGGTCACGAAACGACCCGACCGAAGCAACATGATTGAACGATTCCGGGTGCGGCGGGTGCTGTCGATCGACGGACGCCAGCGGTTCCTCCGGATGGATTGCGAACTGGAACAAAGAACATGATCGAAACGGTTTACCGCGCCGGAGTGATGCGGGTCGCCAAGGAATTTCCGAGGGCTGAGCGGATGCTGCCGCCGGAGCACAGGATAGCCGCGATCAAGGACCTTCCCGACATTTGCGCTGAGGACTGGTTGATCGAGGGACCGTCGATGCCGGCGGTAGCTGCCTCGGAAGTTCCCGGTCCGGTCGAGGTGGTCACGACCCTGCGGAACGGGCGAGAGGGGCAGGTTGGCGTCTTCGCGAACTGGCGGCACGCGGAAACCTGGCGCTGGACGATTGGCGTGTGGCCCAGCTTCCAGGCTTTCAAACGAGACTTTTGCGATCGGTGCGAGGAGTGCGAGGAATGATCGCAGTTCCCAACGGCACTTTCATTGGCGATGACAGCCGAACCGGCGTCTACGTAATGTCGGTTGATGCCAAGCTGACTGAGCAAATTCGGGAGCACCTTCGCGCCGCGTGGGACACGACATTTGAGCGGGCGGGGATGAAACCGCCGGTCTGCCTGGTGCTCGAACAGGGGATCACATTGAGTCGGCTTGAACCCGCGGACTGTGACCACCTGGTACCGGGTGCCGAGTTCTGCGCCGCCTGATGGCAGCGCTCAATATCAGGGTGCCGCCCGGCTGGACCATCACCGCGGGCAAGAAACAGGTGCGCGCGGTGATGAGCGCGGCGGGCAGCGAGGTCGCGGCGAAAGCGCGGGCGATGATCCGGGCCGGCAGCCGGAAGGGACCATCCAAGCCGGGCGAACCGCCGCACAGTGTATCGGGAAAGTTGGCGCGCTCGATCCGGTCGCGGCCGTGGAAAGACGGCGAAGGCGTGACGATCCGCGCCTCGGAATTCTATGCTCTGTTCCTGTCGCTGGGCGCCAAGGGCGGCGGCGGCGACACGCACAACCGGGCGAACATGGTGATGCAGCGCATTACCCGGCGCAGGTTTTAATGCCGTATCGGATCAGGCTTCCAGGCGAGGCACCACGCGTTCAGTTTCGGATGAGACGCGGCGCTATCTCGAAGAAACGCATTTTGCTGCCCCGGCCGTTTTTAGGTCCGGCTCTCGATCTCGTCATAGCCGGTGGGCTGGCCGAGCGGGTGCGCGCGGCGATCCAGAGTGGACTTAAATTTGAGCGAGGCAAGAAGTGATCGCGGATGAACCATTGGCGCCGGCCGGGAAAGCCCGGTCTCTTCTGGTCGGGCGCAGGATACACCCGGCCTACGAAGTCGTCCTCCGCACGGAACAGTTGTGGCAGGACGATAGGCAGATCGCCGGCGATCGGGCGAAGCTGATCCTGCAACGGCTGATCGAAACCGGCTGGCTTCGGGGCCGCATGTCCGTCGAGATCCCGCTGGCACTTGGCGACGAGGCGGCGGCATACGGGCGGCGCGGGCTGGGACCGTACTGGGTTGACCCGGAGCCGGTGAGCCTCGGCGAACACACGCACAACGGATGAACATCTCCCGCGTGATCCACCAGCTCCGGCGCTATTGCCCGGAGTTGGAGGGGCGGATTGGCGGCGCGGCCGACTTCGAAAACGGGGTCGAGACCGTCATCACCATCACCGATCCGCGGACCGGCAAACTCGCCTATCCCTCGGCCGTCGTGATCCCGCTGGAGGACGAGCCGGGCAGCAACGACCTGCTGGACGGCAACCTGCAGGAGGTCACCGAAACCATCGGAGTGATCGTCATGTTCGACGCCTCGGCCGACCGGCGCGGCCAGGCCGGCGTGAGCCAGGTCGAACACATGAAATACGCCATGTTCCGGGCGCTGCTGAGTTGGCAGATCGAACCGGAACGGGGCGCGCGCGGTCTTTATTACGCGGGCGGCGAACTGCTGACCTTCGACCGCGCGCGTCTGTTCTGGATGTATCGCATGAGTTTCGAGGCGACGATCAGCGATGCCGACGGGTTCGTTCCACGCGGCGATCCGCTGACCAACGTGACCGAAACAATCAGTCTCGACGATCCATTCGATGTCGCTCAGCCAATCATGGTCGAAGAGAGCGGCGAGCCGCCCGCGCACTGGGATGAGTTTGACTGGAACGACGGGAGCGAGTGGACATGACGATCGCACCTGGCGACGACGTACTGGCGTCCGATGTCATCGCGGTCGAGGCGATCGCGAACGCGGCGCTAATCGCGGCGGGAGGGGCGACCGCCACGGCTTCGACGGCGCTCACCAACTCGGAGGAAGCGCAGGGGATCGCCAACGCGGCCTCAGCCGCGGCGGCGGTGGCCTTGTCCATTCCCGCGCTTGGCCTGGTTACCACGGTTGGCGGGTCCGACATCGTGGCGATCGGGCATGCTGGCAGCACCGTCGCCATCACGGTCGCGAACTTCAATGCTGGCGTAAACGCATCGATCGCCTCGGTTGCCTCGACGGCGGCGACCGCGGAGAGCCTCGCGGCGACGGCTGGCACCACCGCGAGTTCGGCGGTTTCGACGGCCGCATCGGCGCTGGGGGTGGCGGATTCGGCCCTGACGGCCGCCACGGCGGCGGGCACTACCGCGACCACGGCGCTCACCAATGCAGCGTCGGCGCTGGCCGAGGCCGAGGTCGCGGCGACCGCCGCCGCCGCCGGGTTCTCCATCGGCGGACTTACCGTGGTGAGTGCGGTCGGCGCGACCGACCTGGTGCCGATCGAGCAGACCGGCAGCACAGTCGCGGTGACCACGGCAGCACTGCTCAATGCCGAAACGATCGACCTGTTGACGGCCTCCGGCGCGGCCTCGGACACCGACACGTTCCTGACCGGGCAAGGTACCAATGTCCTGACCCGCCAGACGTTGGCGGCGGTGTGGACGTGGTTGCAGACGCACATTCCCGGCTACAAATTGCCGGTGCTGGAAGTGACGGCCAACCTCACGGTTGATGCCACCTACGCCGGCAAAATCCTGGTGGTGACCTCGGCCGGCGTGACGATCTCCCCGAACTACACGTTGATGGGGGCGGGGTTCGAGTGCGAGATCGTCACGTCAGGATCCGGCACCGTGACCTGGGGCGGCGGCGTCACCGCAACGAATGGCGGTACCGGCCTGCCGGTTGGCGCCTATGCGAAATTCCTGGCGTTCAGTTCCAGCGCGGGGAACGTGGTGCTGGCGAGCGTCGGCACCGCGTCGGGTGGGGGCGTATCGCCGCCGGGCCCGATAAGTGCACTGACCGCCGGCGCGGCTACATCAACGACGCTGGCGTTCACCTGGAGCGCGCCATCGAGCGGTGGCGCGGTCACCTATTACCAGGTGCAGTACCGGCTCACCGGGACAAGCACCTGGACGGCGGCGCCAGGAACCAGCGTCACCAGCGCGACACTGAGCGGCCTGACATCCAGCAGCGAATTTGACGTGCAGGTGGCGGCGGGGAATTCCGGCGGTCTCAGCGCCTTTTCGGCGACGGTCAACGGGACGACGGCGATACCATCGGTCGCGGCGCCCGGCATGCCGACCAGCCTTGCCGTAGGCACCACCACGACCACGACGGCGCCACTGACCTGGACAGCGCCATCGAGCGGCGGCGCGGTCTCGACTTACACCGTGCAATACCGGGTAACGAGCCTTGGCGGGGCCTGGACACAGGTCACTGGCATTTCCGTGGCCGCCGCGACGATCACCGGGCTTGTCGCGCTGACGGGCTACGACTTCCAGGTCGCCGCGGTCGGAGCGGGAGGCACCAGTTCGTTCACGGCGACCACCGCGGGGACCACGGCGTCAGCACCGAGCACGACCGCCGCGTGGAACACCTATCAGACGACTCTGGTGCATGCCTCGGGCTGGTTCATCTACAATCTGTTCGTGACGTCCGGCGTCGCGCCGAACACCGTCGCGATCGGGCTTTCGTCGAGCCAGACCGTGCCGCCCAACCCGATGCCGGCGACGGCCGATACGATGGCGGGTAATTTCAACGGCAACGAGTGGGGCACCTACACCAGCGCGCCCGCGACGGCCGGAACGTATTATGGCTGGGCCATCGGCTACAGTTCGGTTGGCGCCGTCCTGTTCACGATCGTCGGTCCCCCGGTCACCGTTACCTGACCGGCGCGAGGCAGATCGCATGACACTCTTTCTCGCTGCTCCGGGGAAATCGCTTGGCCTGGGGGCAGGCAAGAACCTGCTCTATCGTCCGGTTGGGACTGTGGTGACGCCGGGAGGCGGCGGAACGCTGACCGGCACGGCCGGCCTGGCCGGATGGTGGGACGCCAGCAGCTATGCCGGCGTAGTGACATCGAGCGGCGTCACCGCATCGGGCTGGAACACCGCGGTTGGCGGGGTGACGGACAAGACCGGAAACGGCCGCGCGCTGGTGCCCTACTTCGGGGCCGGCAGCGGGACCGCACCGCAGACGATCCCGCGGTTGAACGGCCTGTTTGGCGGCGTCGGCCGCAACACCGTGGTCCCGCCCGGCGCGCTGCCGACCTATTGGACCGGCCAGTTGCTGCCGGTGATGGACCCTGATCAGGGACTGAGGTTGCCGACGCAGACCTTCGGCGCCGGGCTGCCGTGGACCTGGATGCTGGTGTGGTCGCGGCCGAACTGGCGGCAAGGCGGATCCACGGCACCGGTGACGTTGCTGACCTTTGGCAGCGTGCCGGTGGTGCAGCTCAGCAGCACATTGGGCGGCATCGGGCTGACCCTGTTTCCCGGCGCGCACGGAGATACGTTCGCCAACGTCGCCACGGAGCGGCGACACACACACTCGCTGATCCTGTCGTACAATCCAGCGGCGGGGATTTCCTTGTGGCTCGACGGGAACGTGCTGGCGACCGGCCGCACCAACTACGCCGGTGCCGGCGGCGTCGCGACATTGTTGCACGACACGACCTCCGGCGGGTCGGCTCAGTGCTGGTTTCATGAGGCGGCGTGGTGGAACGCCGCACTTTCACCCGCCGACGTAACGACCACGCTGGCTTACCTGACACGCTGGACCCGTGGCGCGCGGCGCGGGATCAATATTCTGGTCAATGGCCAGTCGAACGGCGTCAACGGCTTCAACGATGGCGCGTGGCACCTGATGGCCCAGGGCCTGGCCTGGTACATCGGAGCGCTGGCCGGGAACGTCATGGGAAACCCGGGCAACACGCTGGTCGGTGGAGAAGGGCTGTATCAGGCGACCGGCGATCCCTTCACCGGGTCGTTCCTGACCGATCCGAACACCGGGGCCGCGGCGTCGACCTGGGCACTTGGGGCGGACGGGACCACGGCGGAAGCCGCGATCGTCGCGCAGACCGCGGCCGAACTCGCAGACGTGGCCGCGATTTTCTGGCCGTGGAGCGAGTCCGACAGCGGCAAGTCGTATAGCGAGAAGGCGGTCTTTTTCGCCGCTCAGCAACGATACGCCGCACTGATGCGTGGATGGGTCGGCAAGCCGGCGTCGGCGGTGCCGTTGCTGTTGTGGAACGCTATTCCATTCCAGTATTTCACGCCGGAACCCGGCAATCAGATGATACGGGAAAGCAACCATGATCTGACGCAACTGTCGGGGGAAAACGCCTGGATCGTGCTGCCCCAGACTTCGGACAGCATCTCGCGTAGCGCCACCGCGAACGCGAACGGCACCTGGACGGACGCGGAGAATGACTCGATCCACCGGTCGCAGCCTGACAATCAGCGGTATGGGCAGCGGGCGGCGATCGGCGCGGCGTCGGCGGTCCTGGCGTCATCCGGGGGCGATACGATCTCGACAATCCCGGCCGGCGTGCCGTCGATCGGCGGCCCGGCCATCAGTCATGTCTACCAGCAATCGGGCACCGTCTACATCGTCACTGTGACCCACGACGCCGGCAACGACCTCGTCATTCCGTTGCAGGCGGCGAACGGCTTCGGCTGGTCGCTGATGGATGGCGGATCGGTGGCGTCGCCGGGAACGCTGATCGCGGCTACGTTATGTGAATATGTGAGTTCGACCAAAATCCAGGTGACATTCGCCTCGGCGCCAACACACGCGGCGTCCGCGCTGTTGCTGTTTTATCCCTATGGCGGAATGAACCTCGGGGCCAGCAACGGCGCCACCGCCATAGGCCGAGGCCTGCCCGGCACTACCAACGCGGTCACCGACAATCTTTCGACGGTCACGCCGCCGGCGGGCTGGGACATCGGCAACCAACTCGGTTCGTCGTGGTACGCGAACCTGCCGCTGGCGGCGACAACCTATGGCGTGCCGGTCAGCACGACCCCGTAGCATCGCGTTTCCCCGCGATTTTCCGCGGGGATCATATCTTACATTTCGAGGTGATAATGTTTGTGAAGCCCGGACCGCGGCAGGATGACCGCGACCGCCAGCTCGTCGTGCGCTGTCCGAACGGCCGGTGTTTGTCGCCGATAGGCGAGAACGTGCCGGAGACACAGTTCTGGCTCCGGCGGCTGCGCGACAAGGACGTGGTGCCGGCGGTGCCAATCCCAATTTCGGCGGTTGTTCGACGCATCGGCCCGGACGGTCATGCCGCCGACCAGGAGGCCGCGGCCAACGGAGCGACACCTGAGAAGATCGGTGTGCTGATCGCGGTCGGAGAAGACCCCGCGGCGGATAATCACTCCGCCGAACCGGGCCTCGTTCCGGTTGAAGAACACGATGTGGGGGTCACGGCATGAGCATGACGATGAGCGGCGGGTCACTCGCCTTTAAGTATTTCCCGTCGCAGTTCTGGCGTCCGTCCGGGGTCAACACCGAATTTGACGCGAGTCAGGCCAATACGGCGGTTCAGAATCAGCGGGCGCTGCTGATCGGGCAAATCCTGTCGTCTGGCACCGCGCCGGCGAACATCGCGGTCCAGGCGTATAATCAGACACAGGTCAATCTCTTGTGCGGCGTCAATTCGATGCTCGCGCTTAAGTACGCGTCCTATCGCAGGCTGGATCCGTTCGGCGAGGTCTGGCTTGGACCGCTGGCGGATAATGGCGGCGGCACCGCGGCGCAGGGCAGCGTCACCTTCACCGGCACGGCGACCGTCGCCGGAACGGTAGCGTTATATTTGATGGGCGTATCGATCCCGGTCGCGGTCAGCCTCGGAGACACCGGCGGGATCGTCAGCACGAACGTCATCGCGGCCGTCAACGCCACGGCGGGCATCGCGTGCACCGCCTCGGCGGGTTCCTTCGGTGTGGTCAACCTGGCCGCGCTGCACAAAGGCCTCGCGCTGAACGACATCGATATCCGGTTCAACTATTATGGCGCGCAGAACGGCGAGGTCACGCCGGCCGGCATCGCCTGGACGGTCGTGCCGCTTACCGGCGGTGCGAGCAACCCGGTGCTGAGCACGCTGCTGGCGAACCTCGGTGTGCAACTGTTCGACTATATCGACACGCCCTATACCGACACGACCAGCCTCAATGCACTGGCGGCGTTCCTTTCCGACGCGTCGGGCCGATGGTCGGCTGAGCAGGGCCTTTATGGTCACGTGTTTTCGGCATACCGCGGAACGCTGAGCAACCGGAGCACCTTCGGCACCGGCCGCAACGATCAGCACGCGACCATCCTTGGCTTCTACGACAGCCCGACGCCGGCCTGGCTGGAGGCCTCCGACTGGTGCGCGGCGCACGTGATTCGGTTGCGGGTCAATCCGGCGCAGGGTGTGTCCACCCAACCGCTCAATCTTTTACCGCCGCCGATCGCCTCGCAGGACACGCCGGGCGAGCGCAACACGATGCTGTTCGACGGCATGAGCACGTTTACGGTCGGCCCGGGTGGCATATGTGAGATCGACCGCTCCATCTCGACCTATCAGCAAAACGCATCGGGTCAGCCGGACAATTCGTATCTGAACACCAACATTCTGTTTCAGGCGATGTACGCGGCGCGCTACACGGCGGTGCAAATCACCAGCCAGTACATCGTGCCGGGCAAGATCCTGGTGTCGAACGGCACACTGATCCCGCCCGGTTCGCCGGCGACGACGCCGAACGCCATGCTGGGAACGGTGATCGCGGTCTATGCCTACCTGTGCAGCGAGTTCATCTGCCAGAATGTGAACAAATTCGCGGCCAACGCGACCGCGCAATCGGGAACGAAGGGCCAGGTGCTGATGTATCTGCCGTTCGATTTCAGCGATCAGGTCATCAACGTCGGCATCCTCGTTCAATTCCAGCAGAGCACGTAAGGACTGATCCATGTCAGGCAATTTGGCCGCGGGCACGCCAACCAATCGGCGGCTCGCAGGCACTACCGCGTTCAGCGTCAACGGGTCCGCGATCTCTGTCATCGAGTTCATGTGGGACCCGGCCAATTTCGAAAACTCGACGATGAGCAGCCTGTCGGGTGTCGATGGGTTCGATCAGAAGCCGGTCGCGCCTTATATCTCGGGGAAGTTTCGCGACACCGGTTCAAACAGCGTGACGGGATTCACCGGGCTGAGCAACGCGACGGTCGTTGTGCTGCTGGCCAACGGCAAGCAGATCGTCGGCCACAACCTTTGGTATGTCGGCCGGCCTGGCGTGAACGGGGCCGATGCCGGCTTCGACTTTCGCTTTGAAGGCGTGGCCGGAACAATTCAGGAAATTGGAGCGACATCGTGACGATAGAGTGGACACCGGTTCCCGAGCCGCAGACCTGGGCTTTGCCCAAGCCGATGATGCACGGCGGCATGCATTATTCAACCGTTACGCTGGGCGCGCCGACATCGGAGGACGTGTTGAAGGCGACCGCCGTGGTCGGCGCGTCCGGTCTCGACGTGACTTTGCGGATGATCGAGTCGGCCTCGGCCGAGCATGTGCCGTACGACGTGCTGAAAAAGCAACCGCATTGGCTCAATCAGCAACTGTCCGATTACATGGAGGAGTTCGTCGGCGCGCCAGCCCCCGACCCTTTGGAAGCATGGCGCACGGCGCGCCGCGAGGCTCGGATCGCCGAAGCGAAGGCAATGGTGGACGCGGACGCGAGGGCCGCCGCGCAAGCCAGGGCCTTGACGGCCGCGGCCGAAGCGGCAGTGGCGCCCGCATCCTGATCGAACTCGCGCGGTCGGGTTCGCTTGAGATCCTGGCCGCGCGTGTCGGGCGTTTCTATGGCGATGGGCTGCGCTGGGCTTTGGCGCTGTCGCTGCCTGTGCTGCTGCGTTGGGCCGAACTGATGCCGTTGGTGAAAGGGTCAGACCGTGGCAGGTAAATCGGCCGGGATGGCGATTACCGTTGGGCTGCAGGACGACGCCAGCCCCGGCCTCGACAGAATCAACAAGAACATCGCGCGCATGACCGCGCCGGCTGAGCGGTTCAACCGGAGCCTGTCGAAGTTTGGCGAGGTCACTGGCATCAACCGCGTTGCAGAGGGGATGCAAACGCTGGGCGATCGCACGCTCGGCGCGGCGCGGTCCGCGGAACGGCTCCTCGGGCCGATGATGGGGCTGACCTCACTGGCCAGTCTGGGCGGCCTGATCGCGCTGGAGAAGCAATGGTCCGCGACCGGGACCACAATCAGCAAGACCGCCAATCTGCTGCGCACACCAATCAGCCAGGTGAGCGCGTTGGACGGTGCCGCGCGGATCGCGCACAGCAGCGCCGCCGCGATGGAAAGCAGCCTGCAAGGTCTCGGCCAGGTCTTCGAGGACGTGAAAAACTTCAAGGCGGACGCTGGGATCCTTGGCATCCTTAAACAGTTCAACATCAAGGCCCTGGACAGCAAAAACGCGGCGAGGACCGCGGCGGACGCGATGGGTGACGTGGCCGAGGCGGTGAGTTCGTTGTCGGACCCGCGCGACCAGGGTCACTTGCTCGACACGCTGCACATCGACAAGGGCTTGTTGCCGTTGCTGAGCAAGGGCCGCAAAGGCCTGGAGGACTTTCTGGCGCAGGCGCGCTCGACCGGCGGCGTGATGACGGCGGAGATGGCCGCGAACGCCGAGAAGATGGACACCGCCTGGGCCAAACTCGGTCTGACGATCGAGGGTTTCGGCAACCATATGGCCGATAGTTGGTCCGGCACCGCGACCCGGATGATCGACGCGACCTCGTCGATGATCAAGCGCGCCGAAGATTTGGCCGACACCTATCCGAAAACGGCCAAAGCGGCCGAAGCCGCCGCCATGGGGTTCGGTGCGTTGCGGATCGCGCCGTATGTTTTGCGCGCGATGGGATGGTTGCTGCTTGGAGAGGCGGCAGCGGGCACTACCGTCGTACTGCCGCTTGCCGCCACGGTCGCGGCCGGTATCGGGGCATACAAAAGCTCGGAAGCCTCGGCCGCGGCTGAGGACCGGGCGGCGAGCCAGGGCTACACGCAGGGCGGCGGCTTTGACGATTACGGAAGGGCAACGTACTACGTCAATCCGGCGACCGGCGACATGAAACCCCTGACGGAGTTCCTCGGGACGCCGGCGGGGGGGCCCGCAGCGGGTGCTCCGGCGGCGGTTGGCGGATTGGTCGGGCCGCGAGCCGGTGGGGGGACCGGCCTCGACGCGGCGACTTCGGCGCGGGCGAAGACGATCCATGACGGCCTGGTCACGCGCGGCATGGACAGCAAGACCGCGTGGGGATTCGCCGGCAACGCGGTGCGGGAAAGCCGGGCGATGTGGAACAGCCAACCCGGCGACAATGGCGCCGCACACGGACTTTTCATGTGGCGCGATTCAGCGGACGGCGGGCACCGGCTGACCGATTATGTCAACAAATGGGGACATCTGCCGGAACAAGGTTCGCAGGACGAACAACTCGACAACGTAATGTATGAGTTGAAAGGCAGGGAAGCGCAGGCGTGGAGCAATATCCAGCGCACGGGCAACTCGGAGGGCGAAAAAGCGGCGGCGGTGTCGGAGTTTTACGAGCGGCCGAAGGACACGGCGGCGGAAGAATCGCGGCGTTGGGCCACCGCTCAGGCGTTGGCGGGAATGTACCCGGACGGCGCGCCCGCCGCTGGCGAGACCGGGACGGTTCGGGTTGACGTGCATTTGCACGGCGCACCTCCGGGCACGACGGTGGCCGCGGTTGCCTCGGGCCTGGCGAGCGTCACGCCGCCGCGCGTCGAAACCAGCATGCCGTTGGCGCGGTGATCGCATGAGCGGCTTTACCAACGTCACCGGCTTCGCGGCGCCGACCAGTCTCGCCGGCTTCCTGAGCGGGTTGCAAATGGCGTCATTTCGCGGCGTGCCATTCAAAGTGCAGGCGGCCAGGGTCAAGAAGGGCCGGCGCTGGGCGGTCCATGAATATCCCTATGTCGACGGCGGATGGCCCGAGGACATGGGTCGCGCGCTGCGGACCTATTCGTTCTCCGGCTACCTGATTGGCGACGCGGCACCGGTCATGCAACTTCTGCTCGATAACGCGATCGAGACGAAGGGGCCGGGTCTGCTCATGCACCCGACGATCGGCGCGTTGCAGGTCGGGTTGCTGTCGTCCAGTACCGCCGTGCAGTGGGACAAGCTACGGGTCATCCAGATCGAGTTCGAGTTTATCGAAGTCGGGTCCTCGATCTTCCCGCTGATGATTATCGCGACGGTCATCTCGGTGCTGGCGGCGGCGGACAGCGCGCTGACCGCCACGGGCACCAGCTTTGCCGCGGTGGCGACCCCGGCGGCGGTGATCGGGCCACCGGTGCTGGTGGAGAGCCAGACGGTTGCCAGCAGCTTCGCGGCGGCGGTGACCGCCGGAGGCGCCAACCCGACCGCGATCATCAGCATGGCGGCGGCGCTGCCGCCCCCGGACAGCAACACGACTTACGGGCGGTATGGCGCCGGCTCGGCCTCGGTGATGCTGCCGATCGGCACCACGGTGGCCTCGTTGCAGGCGCAACTCGCCAATCAGCGCGCCGCGCTGGCCCTGGCAGCCGCTGACGCCGCGGCGACGGCAGGCGCGTATTCCGCCAGCACGGACATGCTCGCGGCCCTGGCGGCGCTTGTGGAGGCGATGCGGGCAGGCATCACCGATCCCGGCGCCCAGGTGCGGGTACTGCTTGGGCTCGCGGGTTTTACCTTCGTGGACGGCGCGGCCGGGGCGGTCGGGGTCGGTGCGGCGATGGCGGCTATGCGCGATGCGATGGCGGCGGCGTGCCGGCGTGCCGCGCTGATCAGTCTGGCGCGCGCCTCGGCGGCTTACCAGCCGGTGAGCTATGAGGACGCGGCGGCGCTGCGCGTGGTGATGAGCGCGGCGCTCGATGCCGAGATCACGACCGCCGGCGACGCCGGCGACGACGCGGCCTATGGCGCGCTGAAAACCCTGCGCTCGGCCGTGGTGCAGGACCTGACGGCGCGCGGCGCCAGCCTGCCGACCGTCGTTACCGTCGCCTTGGGCCTGCCGATGCCGGCGTTGGCGATCGCGCAACGGCTGTATCGCGACGCCAGCCGCTCGGATGAGATCGCCGCTGAATCGGGCGCGCCGCATCCGGCGTTCTGTCCGATCAGTTTCCAGGTGCTGACCTCGGGCCTGGGGGCAAACGTCAATCCGACGATACCGGCCGTCATGGCGCCATCTGCCGCGAATGCCGGTGGCGTCCTGATCGCGCCGCAGTCGGTCTCGGGTCCGTATCATGCGCCGCCGCCGCCGGCGTTGCCGCCGGGCGCGCCGGTTGGGTTGGCGATCAACGAGCCGGCCACCACGCGGACATCAATCACTTTGACGTGGTCGCCGCCGACGCTCGGCAGCTCGCCCGTTACCTACACTGTGCAGGTTGGGGCCGTGGATCCCGCGACGGGCGTGGCGGACAGCTTCGCCGATGCCATCTCGGTCGGCGTGCCGCTCACTACCGCGACGGTCAGCGGCCTGGCCACGTCCACATTTTACGATTTCCAGGTCTATGCCACCAACGGGAACGGCCAGGGCGCGGTCTCGGGCATCGTTGCCACTTCGACGCACGCCTACGGTCCATATCCACCGGCCGGCCTTGGGGCGGAAGCCGGAACACCGGCCGAGACGGTAATGGTGCTGACCTGGACGGCGCCACCGATCGACGGGAGCCATGACGCCGCCACGGCCTATACCGCCTATTACCGGCCGACCGGCGCGAGCTCGTTTCTGTATGCGTCGCCGGGTTGGACTTCCGGCACGTCCGCCATGGTGACCGGTCTGACGGCTGGCACCAGCTACGACTTCGAGGTTGTGGCCACCAACTGGGGCGGCGGGGCGGTTACGGCCGTGCTGACCGCGGTCACCTTCGCGCGGACACCCAACGCGGCCACCGGGTTGACGGCCGTGGCCGGCTCGCCCGCGGTGAGCGTGGCCGGGTTGTCATGGACCGCTTCGGCGGTGGATGGGACGCATGACGCCCCAGCAACCTACACGCCTCAGTATCAGGTGGCGCCATCTGGAACCTGGACCACGTTCGGCGCGCCGATCGCCGGAACGTCCGTCAGCGTCACCGGGCTGGCGCACGGCACCGCTTACAATTTTCAGGTGATCGCCACGAATTCGGGCGGCACGGCGACCACGGCGACCGCCAGCCTGACGACAGCGACGGCGGCTCCCAACGCGGTGACCGGGCTGACTGCCGGGGCAGGCTCGCCGGCGGTGAGCGTGGTCGCGCTGTCATGGACCGCGTCGGCGGTGGACGGCACGCACGACGCCGCGGTCACCTACACGCCGCAGTACGAGTTGGTGTCGGGCGGGGGCTGGACGACTTTCGGCTCGCCGATCGCCGGAACCTCGGTCAGCATCACCGGGCTGGCCCATTCGACGGCCTACAATTTTCAGGTGGTCGCGACCAACGCGGCGGGCGGCACGACCTCCGGCAGCGTCAGCGCGACCACGACCGGAGCGGTGCCGAACCTGCCGACCGGGCTGGCGGCGGGAACGCTGCTGGCCATCACCACGTCGTCGATCGCGGTGTCGTGGACGGCCTCGGTGGCGGATGGCACGCACGACGCGGCGGTCAGCTACACTCTGCAGTACCGAGTAACCAGTGTCGGCGGGGCCTGGACACAGATCACCGGCATATCCGGAACGACGCAAACGGTCACCGGGCTCGCGTCCGCGACCGGTTACGATTTCCAGGTCGAGGGGATCAACGCCGGCGGCGCCGGGGGGTTCACCGCCACGGCGAACGGGACAACTTTCGCGGTGGCGATCACGCTCAATTACGTGTCGCCGTCGCCGTTCGCGCACGGCAGCTACCCGGGCGTCAATGCGAGCACCACGCCGATCCCGACCAACCTGCGCGCGGCCTGGGGGAGTTCCGCCACGGCGGAGCCGACCAGCGGTTGGACCGCCGCGGGGAATTACAGCGCCGCGCTGTGGGGGGTTTACCTCAACGGCGGGGCCTCGGCCGCGGCCGGGACGGTCTATTTGTGGCTTGAAGCGCAGACCAGCGGAGGCGTCACGACCGGCCTTTCGGTGACCGGACCTTACACGGTCACCTGACGCATATTGCACATTATCAACAATGCAATCAGAAGTTCTTGGAGCATCGTTACACAATGCGTATTTTATTCGCGGTTGCTTTAACCGGACTGCTTGCGCTTGCGCGTTGCGCGAGCGAAACGCCAGCGCAACAGGCGTCGACTCTGGTGTGTCTGGAGGATGAGACCGGAGTGATCCTCGGTGTCGTCGCGGGGACGACCGACGCCAACGGCAAGGTCACCGGGACTCAGGTGGCCGCTGGCACAAGCACGGTTTTGATGAGCGGGATCGCCGATCCGAACTGCGCGGCCGCCATCCTCGCGGCGGCGCAGAGCGGAGCGCCGAAGCCGGCGGCGCCGGTAACGCCGACGTCCTGATCCGACATGAGCGCTTCCGCGGTGACGCTTGGCGGACCGGATGAGGTCACGATCCAGGTTGGCCCCACGCGGTTCCAGGGCTGGCAGACGGTCAGCATCACGAAGTCATGCGAGACCATGCCGAATTCCTGGGCATTGACCGCCAGCGCGCAATTCCTTGGAGACGACAAGGCGCTTGCCGGCACAAAGCCGGGCCAGGCGTGCCTGATCTATATCGGGAGCGATCTGGTCATCACCGGCTGGATCGACCGCCGGTCCATCTCGATCGACGCGCACAATCACACGATCATGCTCAGCGGACGCGGGATCACGCGCAACCTGGTGGATTGCGCCGCCGATCTGGTCAATGACCCCGCCTTGAAAGGAGGCCAGACCAACAGCACCAGCCTGCTCGATCTGGCGCAGAAACTAAGCAACGCGTACGGGATCACGGTGCGAATGGGGGTCGCCGGCATGGACCCCGGTGTCGCGATCCCGCAATACCAGGTGCGCCTAGCCGACACGCCATACAGCATCATTGAGTCGGCCGCGCGCTACGCCGGATTCCTGGTCTATGAAGACAGCAAAGGCTTGCTGGTGCTGGACCGGGTTGGCACGCAAGCGCACGGCTCCGGGTTTTCGCTACCGGGCCACGTCGAGAGCATGAACGCCGAGCTATCGGTCGATCAGCGATATTCCCAGTACGTGGTTGTATGGTCCGGGGTCGACCAATACCTCCAGCTTGGCGCTTTGATCAATCAGCGCGCGACCAAGGAGGACTCTAACGTCGGTGAACATCGGCTTAAAATTATCGTTTCGGAACAAGTGGCACCGTCGCCCGGATCGCCGGCGATTCAACCGGACCCGGGCGCACAAGATGCTATCGCCTCGCAGCGAGCGAACTGGGAATGGGCGCGGCGGATTGGGCGCAGCCAGGCTGTTTCCATCACGTGCGACTCCTGGCGTGACACCAAGAACGTGCTTTGGACACCGAACTGGCTGGCGCCGATCGAGGCGCCGGCAGCAGGCGTCGCCGGCGTCACATGGGTCATCGGCACGGTCACCTATCGCAAGGACATGTCAGGCACGCACGCGGACCTGATCCTGATGCCGAGAGATGCTTTCGAGCCCGATCCGAATCCGTTGAACCTGTTCGATGTTCAACTGATGTCCGCGCCGCGGGTCTCGCAGTCGCCGGCCCCGCTTACAACCAATCCGCCATCCTGACCGGAGGTCAAATGTCGGCCATTCTCGAAGCGAGAGTCGCCACGCTGGAGCGGCAGATCGACACACTGTTACGGCGGCAAGGCTCACCGTTCGCTTTCGCCCGCTCCACGATGAGCGTCAACGATACGGGGGCGGTGCAGACGGTGCAGGCGCAACTCGACGCGCTGTCCATCCGCGACAATATCCCGCTGCTTTACGGATACGGTGTCACCGGATCGCCGCCGGTCTCGGCCGATCTGCACATCGCGTTTCTCGACGGTGACCGCTCCAAGGCGGTGATCGTCGCCAGCGGTCACCAGACCTATCGGCTGAAAGGCCTGGCGGTCGGCGATTCCGCGCTCTACGACAGCCGCGGGCACCAGGTTTGGTTGACCCCGGCCGGAATCACTCTGACCGGCAACGTGGCGCACGCCGGGAATTACACGCTGACCGGCAACCTGTCCGTGATCGGCAACGTTTCCGCCACCGGATCGGTGATCGCGGGCTCGGGCGGCGCGGATCAGGTCGGGTTGCAGACGCACAAGCACCCGGCGGCCAACACGCCACCGACCCCGAACACCTGATGGGCGACATTCGCATCGTCTGGGACCCGACCAACGGGACCGGTGACTTCAACATGCTCGGGGCGGGCCTCGAGTTGGGCCATGACCTGGAAACAGCGTCGCTGATGAGCATGTTCACCGACGCGCAAGCCGACCCTGGTGACATCGTCTACGACACTGATCCCCGAGGCGTCTGGTTTGACACCTACGCGGCGCTCGAGGATCCCGCGCTGACCTCGATCCCCGACGATCGGACGGGCTCGAAAATCTGGCAGGCCTTTGCCCGGCCGCGCACTCAGGACACGCTCAACTGGCTGCGGGACGAAGTGATCCGGTGTCATGGCTGGATGCTGGTTGATGGCGTCGCATCCTCGGTGGACGCGACCGCGTTCTTCACCGGCCAGGGCGGCATCGGCGCGATCGTTACCATCGTGGCGAACGGGCTGCCGAATGTCTTCAATTACGTTTGGCCGCAGGAATTTTAACTTTGCCGTTTCCAAGAAATACACTGACCGCCCTGCGCGCGCAGGCGATGCAGGACATCACTGCGTCGGACCTTCCGAACGCGGACGGCTTCCTGCGCCGCGCCGTGCTGCGCGTGCTGGCGTGGGTCATAGCCGGAATGGCCTATCTGCATGAGGGTTATCTCGATTGGATTTCGTTGCAATCGACCCCGTTCACGGCGACCGGCGAGTACCTGGAAGGGTGGGCGGCGATGGCGCCGACCCCGGTGTTGCGCGAGGCGCCGACCTTCGCGTCCGGCCCCGCGACCTGGCCCGCCGAAGGCGACGCCAGCCTGCCGGCCGGCACGACGTGCAACCGCCAGGACGGCGTTCAATACATCACCATGGCGGCGGCGCCGGTCGTTGGCGGAAACGTCACGGCGACAATCGTTGCTCTGGTGGCGGGTTCGAACGGCAACCTGGACAGCGGCGCGCCGCTGACCCTCGCCACGGTTGTCTGGGGGGTCAATTCCGCCGGCGCGACCTCAGGTCCGATCACGGGAGGCACCGACCTTGAACTGGATCCGCCGTTGCAGGCCCGGATGCTGGAGTCTTATGGCGCGCCGCCGCACGGCGGAAGCCAGGCCGATTACGTCACCTGGGCGTTGGAGGTTCCAGGCGTGACCAGGGCGTGGTGCTCGCCGACCGGCATGGGGTACGGCACCGTCGTCGTCTACTTTATGATGGACGTGGCCGAGGCGGCGAACGGCGGTTTTCCGCAGGGCACCAACGGCGTCGCGGCTTTGGAATCGCGGGCCAGCCCGGCGACCGGCGATTTGCTCGCGGTGGCGAATTTCATCTACCCGCTGCGCCCGGTCACGCCGGTTGTTTACGCGATCGCGCCGCAGGCCGCGGTGGTCAATTTCCTGTTTCTTTGGCAGACGCCATCGGGAACGATTTCGTCCGCGCAACTGGCTCAGGTGGGGGCGGCGTTGACCGCGCTGTTCCTGGCGATGGACTCGCCGCTGGCGACAACGTTGCTGGTGCAGAGCCAGATCGACACCGCGGTCAGCTCGATCGCCCAGATGCCGGCGTTTTCATTGTTGCTGCCGAACAGTTTCCCGGTCACTTCGGCCGTGGGATATCTGTTGACTCTCGGAACGTTTAGCTGATGGCCACACCTCCCCCATTGAGCGATGCCGACTTCCAGCAGGCGATGCTACGGCTGGCGCCGCGCGGGCGCGTGTGGCGGCGCGACCCGTCGTCAAACCTCTCGGCGGTGCTGTTGGCGCTGGCGCCAACTTATACCCGCAACGCGGAAGCCGCGGCGCAGGTGCTGCTCGATGCGAGCCCTGTGACGACAACGAATTTGCTGAGTGAGTGGGAAAGCTCGCTCGGCCTGCCGGACGGATGCACGGCGGCGAGCCCATCGGTCCAACAGCGGCAGGCCGCGGTAGCGGCGAAGTGGGGCGCGCGTGGCGGACTGACGATCGCCTATTTCGTGGCGCTGGCGGCGGAACTCGGTTTTGCGATCACCATCACCGAATACTCGCCCTCCTGTGTCGATATGGCGTGCGATCTTCCACTGAGCGAACCGGATTGGTGCTTCGTCTGGGAAGTCACCGCGGCAGGAGTCATCGGCTTTTACTTCTCGGTCGACGTGTCGGGGGTAGACGATCCGCTGGAGACCTATGACTCCGGCGAGCTTGTTTGCCGGATAACGGCGGACGCTCCGGCCGAGACCTTTGTATTTTTCACCTTCGGTTAAACTAGGAAATTTAATGCAGCGGATTACTGATCCGACAGCGTCGGCCACGCTCGTTCCGCCGCCGGCGTTGACCGGTCCGACCGGTTATTTCGCGCCCGCGGTTCCTGGCGTTTCGGTGTCGACACGGTTGCGCTACTGGTACATGACCATGATTCAAGAGGAAATCATGTCGGTGCTGGCGGCGGCCAGCATCACGGCGGATACGACCGGAACCGTGTTCACTCAATTGCTGGCGGCGATCCGGGCGCTGATCGCCACGGCGGGCGGTGCTAACCATGGCGTCGCATCCTTCAGCGGAAATGGTACGTTCGTGGTGCCGGCCGGCGTCACCTCGGCCACGGTCGAAGTGTGGGGCGCTGGCAGCGGGTCGTGGGCTTCAACCACGAGCATTGCTGGCGGCGGCGGGTCCGGGGGCGGTTACACGAGGAAGCGGTGTTCCGGAGCTCTGGCTTTTAGTTCCGGGGACTCGATCACGGTAACCATCGGCGCGGGAGGCAGCGCCGGAACGTCGGGGGCCGCACCGGGTTCGGGGGGCACTTCGTCGTTTGGCGCTTTTTGCAGCGCGACGGGCGGCACCATCAACACGCTCAATAGCGTTTCCGCGCCCAGCTTCGGCAACATCGGCGGCTGGGGCGTCAATGGGGACGTAAATGTTTGGGGCAGTGACGGTCAGGCCGGGTCCGGCAGCCAGGGCGGGATGGGCGGCGGCGGCGCGATGGGCGGCGGCATGATCAACTCCGGCGCGACCGGGCGCAGCGGCTATTTCCCGGCCGGCGGCGCATCGGGCGCGGGATGTCCGAGCGGCGTTTCCTACCCTGGCGCGGCCGGCTTCGGCGGTTTCGTGCTGGTGACGTATTAAATGCAGCGGATCATTGATCCGATGGCGTCGGCCACGCTGATCCCCCCGCCGGCTTTGACAGGTCCCACAGGATACTTCCAGCCAGCGGTGAGCGGCGTTTCGGCGGCGACACGGATTCGCTACTGGTTTATGACCATGATTCAAGAGGAAATCATGTCGGTGCTGGCGGCGGCCAGCATCACGCCGGATACGACCGGGACCGTGTTCACTCAATTGCTGGCGGCGATCCAGGCGCTGATGAGGGCGGGCGGCCTCGTCGTGCACGGTGTCCAGGGCTACCTTTCCAGTGATACTTTCGTGGTACCAGCCGGCGTCTTCTCGGTCACGGTCGAGGTGTGGGGTGCGGGAAGTGGTTCATGGGCCTCGACCACGAGCATCCCTGGCGGGGGTGGGTCCGGCGGCGGCTATGCGAGGAAAACGATTCGAGGACTGAGTCCCGGCGCCTCTATCGCGGTGACGGTCGGTACGCCGGGCAACGGCGGAACGTCCTTGGGCGCACCGAGTGCGGGCGGGGAGTCGGCGTTTGGCGCGTATTGCGCAGCGACGGGCGGCTCTATCAATGGGCTCAACAGC